CACCATATCTACACAGGCTCTGGTTCCCATTGAACCAGCACCTCTTCTAGGCATCTTTTTCTGTTGTTTATTTTTCCTATTTTTATTATTCTTATTTTTATTTTTCTTCTTTTTATTTTTTCGTTTTTCTTTTTTGTTTTTATTTTTTGCTTTTTTTAATTTAAAAAAGCTCAATTGCGAAAAATACTCGTAAGACGATGAAAATTCATCATCATGAATGATTATAGACTCCATACTAAAGTCTTTTATGTGGCTAACATTATTTAAGGCTCCCGCATCACCAACATAAAAGAACAAGAACATTGTATCTGTCCAAAGTTTGCTCTTTTGATCAACCCAGTCTTTCTCACTATGCAAAACAGGATCAAATTCATCAACGATGATCTTTGACAACTTTCTACAAAGCCAGCGAGCTTCGTTGTTTGGCCAAGTATTAAGCAAACATGCAGCAACACGTTCTAAGGTACGAATGGGGTCATTAGGATACTCAGTCCATTTAAGACTCTCCAAAATTTTATCAGTATCCAAATTATAAACACAAACATGATTGACGAAACATGAAAATGAACTCGACAAAAAAAGACAATTCTTCTATCTCTCTAGGTTCATAACATGGTGAAGTAGTTGTAATTCCTATATCAGAAAAAACATTACTAACATTTTTGGCATTATAAAAAGCCATAGTTTCTTCATCAACACTCCAAGTATTGTCATCACCTTGCAACAAGGCAACAACAGAACATCGAAAATCTTCCAATGTTCTTCTTTCATCATCAGCAAGCATAAACCACGCATAAGCTAATAAAAAGTATAAAATTAAAGTATTATCTGAAATTGTATTTACACTACCAGATGGATTTCCCAAATGTTTTTGTACAATTTTTCCATCAGCAGTTATTATAACGCTATTAACAATGTTTCGATAATAATTCTTAATTCGCAAAATATTATCAGGGGTACGATCTTTAACACACAAACACTTTATTCTAAAGTCCACAATTGCGTCAAACAAAAATGATCGCATTGATGAGTCATATTCACTCTCATCCATTTCAAATCCCCAAATTTTTGACATTCCTCTCTTCGGATGATTTTTCAATTTCCTGTAAGCTTGGTCCCAACCACCTTTAAAAGGATTCATACCTACTACACTAGCAGTTTTCAAATGAGAATCAATAAATTTCTCATTCATATGACCAAAAAGCCTATTTCCTGTAACAACAGCTTCAGCTGGTGATGCAGTAAAAGTTCGAATTTTATTAGCCTGTATCTTCTCATCAGGTCTAACTTCTTCTTTCAAAGAATTTGAAAAAATATACCACATATTTG